AACGAACTCGCAGTTAGGGTTAATAAAGAAGGATGTTAGAACTTATAAGATGATGAGGGATCATCCTGAGCTTAACAAAGAGACTTTACCTATGATTTTTGGTAGAGCATACCATGTAGCTATGTTAGAGCCTAACGAGTTTAACGATAAAGTTTTAGTATTTAATTCAGCTACAAGAACTACTAAAGGTTTTAAAGAGTTTAAGGAGAATAATCCTAAAGCACCTACAATAATCTTACAGAAGGAATATGATAAGATTATGTACATGCAAGATGTTTTGTTTAGTCACTCTGAAGTTAAAGATCTTCTTCAATCAGAAGGGGAGAGGGAGATAGCTAACGCTTGGAAGGATGAAGATACAAACGTGTTCTGTAAGGGTAAAGCAGACTATCGTAATGGAAAGTTATTAGTAGACTTAAAAACTACTGCAGATGGTAGCTTCTATGGATTCTCTAACTCTTGTAAGAGGTATGGCTATGATAGACAATCAGCCTTCTATATGGATGGATTTGATTGTGATGAGTTTGTATTTATAACTCAGGAGAAAGAGAGACCTTATAATGTTTCTATATTTTATGCTGGAGATGAGTTTGTAGAGAGAGGTAGACAAGAGTATAAGTATCTACTAGATGTTTACAGAAGATTCTTTATAGACAACGAGGAGATCGTTGAACAACATTTAATAATGGAAACACTATGACACTAAAAGAAAAGTTAAAAGAAAACAAAATATACAAGCCTTGGCTTGCAGAAAGATTAGGGTTAAGCCGACCTACCCTAGACAAATACCTAGATAAACCTGACGAGTTTAAAGTTAAACACCTTAGAAGGATTGCTAAGTATATAAAAACAACAGAAAGGAAGGCACTAGTTAATTATTTTATAAAAGCTGAAAGCTATGAGTAACAAAACAACTAACAGAATCTACGTTGGAAACGGGGTAGAAAAATTTGATGGGGACATGGTAGAGTTCTCTTTAAACCTAACTAAATTAGGCAAAGAAGCAACAGATCACATGTTCGAGTACAATGGTGAAAAATTCATCAAGCTAAAGGTAGCTAAGATGAAAGAAACTAACGAGTATGGTAAGACTCACTACGTTGAAGTGAATACTTACAAACCAGAAGTTAAGAAAGAAGCAGTAGCTGATGACTTACCATTCTAAAGATGGAGGGGCTTGTCCCCTCCCTTTTTTAAACAACCAAAAAAAACTATGAAGTACAGAGTATCAGACACAGATATTATTAATATAGATAAGGTAGAATTTATTGAGGTTGATGGTAGTTGTATAAACTTTTATACTTCAACAAATACACACCGATCTATATATAATAACGAGATAGAATCTAATTGTGTTTTCAATAATATTGTTAACCACTTTAATACTATGGATCTAAGGCTTAATGGAAATGCTAAACCTAAGAACGAAACGCAAAGAAAAGAAAAAGCATTTGAAATGTTTTGGAATTTATATGATTACAAAAAAGATAAGCCTAACACAAGAAAGACATTTATGAACTTAACCTTAACTCAAATGGGTGATGCCATAAAAGGAGTGAAGGCTTATGTTGAATCGACTCCTGATAGAACTTACAGAAAATTTCCTAGAACTTGGCTTAATGCTAGGGGTTGGGAGGATGAAGTCAGTTTAAATAAAAAGAAAACTAACCGATACGTTAAACCTAAATACATTTCAGATGAAAGATAACATGGATATGGAGATGAGGCTTATCGGTAAGATTATGTCTAATCCACGAGATTATTACGACTGCCACAGCCTAATATCTGAGGAGATATTTACTGATCCTTTGAATAGGAAGATATATAGAGTGGTATCAGATAAGCTAGATAAAGGAAGTAAGGCTGACATGATTGTTATATCCTCTGCTATTAAAGATCCTCTTGTTGATCTTAGGGTGGCTGAGTGCATGAGCTCTGATCATTACGCTTATATGACAAAGAACATGGTCTTATATCTATCCCAAGAAGATAAAAAGATAAGGCTTAAGAAGTTGGCAGAGCTTACCACAAAGAGGATTGATAATGGTGATGACTTGTTTAACGTTATAGAGTTTGTAGAAGAGCAAATGAAGTCTATATCTGAGGTCAGGGGTAGTGACATACCTGATATTAAAAAGCAGTTAAAGATACTGCATGATGACATAAGAAGGAGAATGGACTCTGAAAACATGGTTGGTCTACCTACAGGCTTTCAATCAGTAGATAAGTTTACTGGTGGGTGGCAAGAGACAGACTTTATCGTAATTGGTGGTGCTTCATCTATGGGTAAGACATCACTAGGTTTAGCCTTCTGCTACAATTGTGCTAAGGTAGGTATTCCATCTGCAGTATTCTCTTACGAGATGGGCGACACCCAACTACTACAGAGGTTAGTGTCTTTAGAGAGTGAGGTAAACAATAGATACATAATGAAGGGTGCTCTAGAAAGTAATGAACTTAATAGGGTTGACAAGGCTATAGGTAAACTAGAAGGTGTTAATCTATTTATAGATGAGTGTAAGGATTCATCCCTTAGGTATCTTCTTAATAAGATTAGACAATACGTTATAACTAAAGAGGTTAAGTTTGTTCTTGTGGATTACCTACAACTTGTTAAGGGTAGTGGTACATCTAGAGAACAAGAGGTTGCTATGGTGGCTCGTGAGTTAAAGAATCTAGCTAAGGAGCTTAATATAACAATAGTGGCTCTCTCACAGCTTAGTAGGGGTGTGGAGAGAAGAGATGGTTGTAGACCTAGTCTTTCTGATCTTCGTGAGAGTGGTGAGATAGAGCAGGCATCTGATATTGTTATGCTTGTGTATAGACCTGAATACTATGGCATTATGACTGATGAT